ATATACCTTATTATTCATTAGATGGAAAATCATATTTAGAGAGATTAAAAAATGGGTTATCTCTTGATATTGTCTTTGCTATGGAAGATGGATTTTATCAGGAAAAACATAAAAATATTATTAATGAAGAAAAAAATAAACAATTAGAAATTTTAAATTATAAATTATATGACAAAAAATATGATTATGACATAAATATACATAATAAAAAAGGTAAAAAATATAATAAAAAATTATATAGTAGAAACATGAAAAAAAACAAAATTCGTCAAAACGGTTATAATGATAAATTATATTTTATAGAAACTAATTTACCGTCGATTTTTGATCATGAATTTGATTTACAATATTATCCAGATGATTTAAATAATTCTATAGATGATTATTCGGACGATTATATTCGTGATTATTATGAAGATAATTATTATGAAGATAATTATTCTATTATGTCAATTGATTCTTATAATAATTATTATGAACCTGATTATTGGTAATTGATTAAAATATTAATATATTATATATATTCTATGTCAATACAAATAATAGATAAAAATTCATCAAATGATGATATAGAAGATTTTTATGTACATTACATACAAAGTTATCACGATCTGTGTATATTTGATAATCAACAGATTATTGATTTAGAAGATTATTTAACACCAAATGGATCATTAAAACAATTTAATGAAGACATGGATATTTTAATTAGAGAACTTGGAATTACTATTTTTTATACACATAATGATGATGTTATAACAAGTATAGCATTTATAGAAATTGAGCCATTATATAAATGTTTTGTAGTTGTTAAATTTTTATGTAATAATCAAAGCGTTCGGCCTTTAATAAATGGTAAAACATCAGCAACATATTTATTAGATTATATATTTGATTCGTTTAAAAATAAATTAATTTTAATACAACCAGCAAACCCAAAATTGATACCATATTACACAAAATATAGAAAACCATCATTTCCTTATACAGATAAATATCTAAAAGAAACATATGGACACTTATTATTTGGTAAAATAACTATATTAAAAGAAGAATGCTTTGAGATAATTTTTAGATCAATAAGCACAATAAATCAAATGGTTAACATATTATTTTTTAATTCAATACAAGATTTATATAACAACACATATAACTTAAGTTCATTAAAAGAAAAATTAATTACTAAATTAGATTATTTGGTAAAAGTAACAAAACAAATAAATCCTATAAATTATGAAAAATTTTTAGATAGGATTATAAATGATATACGTTTTTATGATATTGAAGATTTAATTAAAACAAGTTTAGATATGAATAAAACAGAAAATATAAATAAAATGAATTATGGAGGTAAAAAGAAGAAAACAAATTCAAAAAAAAATAAAAATAAAACAAAAAAACATAAAATAAATAAAATCACTTAAGTTTTTATATATTTAACTGCATTTTAAATATACAAAAAAAATTGATAATTTTAAATAATTAAGAGAATATTAGCATAAAATACTAATCAATATATAAAAATGTTAGTTTGCTATTATCCGGTAAAAAATGGTTTAAATACAAATAATAAAAACTTTAAATTTAGAATTATAAATCAAGTTGATCTATCATATAATATAGATAAATCATTGTTTGATAGTATAATCGAATATATACTTGTTGATTGTTGTTCATCCGCAGTATTGGGATATGATAAATATTTTGATAAATATTGGTGTAAAAAATATGAAAACTCAACTTGCTATCTTCATATTGAAATTAAAATAAAGTTTAAAGGATATAAAAATACGGAAATAAATTTAATTCCTTTAATTGGAAAAAATGAAGACATAAATTTGTTTGTAAATGATTTCCATGAATCAATTGATATATATCAAACGTCAAGTTTTATAAGAGATACATTAAATAGACGATAATAAAGTAATTCTTTAAGTATGAAATTTAAATATATTATTTTGGTAACTTAAAGAAAAATCCTTTTTTCTCTACAACCATGTAGTATAAAGTCATAATTTTCTAAAAAGTCATGGAGTGAAAAAAAAAATTCTGAAAATGGAAAAGTATTTTGACTTTTTAAAAATGGACATTTTTGGCAAAAAAAAATGTCCAAAATCAAAAAGCTTGGATATTTTATGCAAAAAGCATTCCTTTACTGCATATTTTAAAATTAAGGTAAGGCTACAAAAAAAATAATTTTCATTTTGTGACGATAAAATTTTAAGTATTTGAATCTAAAAGTATTTAGAGGTTTTTTCTGCATCCTATATAGAGTGCAATGGAGGACAATTTTACCCCAAAAAAACCCCTGATTTTTTTTTGTGAAAAATGTAACTTTAAATCGTCTAATAAAAAGGACTATACTCGTCATTTATTGACACGTAAACATAAAAAGGATGCAAAAGAGGACAAAAATGATGACTTTTGGGACCCCGAAAACCCCAAACCATTCATATGTGAATGCGGAAATCAATATAAACTCAGGCAAGGTTTATGGAAACATAAGAAAATATGTATGAACAAGAGCATAAATTCTACTAGTGGAATTCATAATGAAACTGACATAAAAATGCTTACCAATCTGGTGTTAGAAGTTGTAAAACAAAACAACGATTTAACAAGCAAAATTGTCGACTTGTGCAAGACAGGGCAAGTAGCAAACTCTAATACTGTTATAGCTAATAATGTTATATCTAATAATACGAATAATAATAATACTTTTAATTTAAATGTTTTTTTAAATGAAAAATGTAAAGATGCTATGAACATAAATGAATTTGTTGATTCAATTCAATTAGACCTTGCTGATCTAGAAAGTGTCGGTAGGCTAGGTTATATAGAGGGAATTTCGAATATAATTGTTAAAAATTTGAAAGCATTAGACATCACAGAAAGACCAATACATTGTGCCGATAAAAAACGCGAAGTAATTTATATAAAAGATGAAGACAAATGGGAAAAAGAAGATGAAAATAAGAAGAAACTTAGAAAAGCAATTAAAAGAGTAGCGTATAAAAATGAAAAATTACTACCAAAATATAAAGAAAAATATCCAGACTACACAGATTATGACTCAAAAAGATCAGATCAATACAGCAAGATTGTGATTGAAGCTATGGGTGGTGCTGGAGACAATAATGAAGAAAAAGAAACTAAAATTCTTAAGAAAATAGCAAAGGAAGTTGTTATTGACAAATCAATTAATTATATTGATTAATAACATTTTGAACTTCCAAAAATTGTATTACAAAGTAGAACTTTATCCCTAAATAACATTTGTTTTCCATCATTAATATACCATTTCCAAAATAATTGTTTTTTATCTATTATTGTAAATTTTCCATAACCATATTCCGTTCCATTTCTAAAAGCACTCCATTTAGGATTGATTACATATTTATTATCTAGACCTTCAAGATTTCCAGCATTACCAATAGTTATATATACTGTGCCATATATATCAGTATTATTTTTATAAACAGGATATGTTCTTTCATAATCATGTACATGACCATTAAATACAATATTAACGCTATATTTATAAAATAGTTCTTCCATTGATTCTCGCATTTGAATTGTTTGTTGATCAGCAAAATGATTATAGTTAGAACTATACCAAGGACAATGCATAACAACAATAACCCATGGAGTAATATTTCTATCAACTAAATCAAGATTATTTTGAAGCCAAATAAACTGCTGAGATGTCGGTGTTGAATTTGTATATGGATTTAAATAGATTATGTGAGCTAAACCGCTGTCAAACGAGAAAAAAGAATTACCAAAATTATACTCGGTTTGAAAAATACTAGGTGTACAATATGGCATTCCAGTTTTTGGATTTATAGCACTTTTAATTATAACCTCACCAAATGTCGCTGGACGAACATAAGGCATTCTATATCTTGATTCAAATGCTGTAAATAAATTCATATAATCAATTCCATTAAATTCTATTTCATGATTTCCTGGACAAACCATCCAAGGTTTTAGGGATGCTAACGGCTCAATCATATCTCCATAGGAATCCCATAATTCTTGGTCACAGTCAGCATAACTTAAATCTCCAGCATGTAAAATCATATTAACATCTGGTTCATTTAATAAATGTTTTACGGTTAATACTGAATTAATTGTTTGACCTATATCACCCAAAACTCCAAATGTAATCATTTTATTATCACCTGTTTTAGGTAGTGTATTAAAATGTAAAATTTCACTTTTATTTTGTTTATAAAAATCTCCACATTGATAATAATATTTAGTTGCTGGTTCTAAATCTGTTATTAAAACATGATGTAAATATCCGCTTTTATAATATTTTGGAATATTTGTTTTATTATAATAAAATTCATATGTATTTGAAGAACCATGAACTATATAATTAAGCATATTTGTATCTTTTCCATAAGCAACATTTGAAAAACAATTATCTTTCGTAAGCCATGAAATTGTCATTGACGATGAATTTAAACCTTGTGCTATATGAACTTGTCTTACTTCACAATTAAAAGCATTTATTTTAAAAATATTTATTGCAAGGAGTAAAAATAGTATCATTATATAATAACATTGTAAATTTATTTAAATTAATTTTTTTATTATTTAAATAAGTATAACTGTTTAGAATTATTAATAATATAATTATATATTATCATCAGTATGATTACAGATGAAAATACCAAAATTGAAATTTTATCACAAGAAGAACAGGAATTATTTGAAATGTTTAACATAAAACTTAAAAAAAAACATAAAAAAGATAAAAATAAAAATCTTGATTGTGTGAAAAATATTGACGATAAAATAATTGAAACAAATATAGAAGTACATAATGATTTACCAAGTTATACTTATGTTATACTTTTAGATAGAATTTATGAAGAACTAAAAAACAACGACATTTATTGTACTAAAAAAGCTTGTTTAAAATCACCAATTGTTCATCGTTTAAGTTCTAAAAAAACAGCATGGATTAATTTTAAGGATTGTTGTTTAAATATTAATAGAGATTCTACATATGTTATTAATTATATAATAAATGAAATTTCTACAGAAGCAAATTTAGATGGAAATAATTATTTAATATTTAAAGGTATATATAACCAAAAAAATATTGAGGATTTATTTAAAAAATTTGTCTTAAATTATGTTCAATGTTCTTTATGTAAAAGTTTAGAGACAACTTGTCGGCGAAATAGCGATTTAAGGATTAATTTTCTTGAATGTAATATATGTAAAAGTACAAAATCATTAAAACAAATTACAAATAATTATAAAAAATTAAATAAAGACAATAAATCATAACATATGTAGCCTTATTTTTCTTTTAAATTTTTCTTCATCATCAAATAAATAAAGTTTAAATTTTCTATCTTGAAAATTATCAAAATTATCTCTCAATGTTATTCTTGAAGATAATTTTAATTCTGGTAGAAATACTACATACTGAAATAATCCATCATTTCTATTTATTTTATCAAACAAATAACCATCATAATTCTTTTCCATTACATCAGGGGAATTATGACATAAATCTAATAGAGAGCAATCACATTGGACTTTTCTTATTGATCTCATTGTGGCATTTATATAATCAATTTCATTTAACCATTTTTCATAAAATGCGTTTGCATTTGAAGATAAACTTATGATATTAAGTTTATTTTGAAATTTTATCATATTAAGCAAATCAACTAATCTTCGAATAGGACTTGTTATGTGTATATATGCATCAACATCTAATAATTCATGTCGTGTATCAATAATCTCAGAACCATCAATATATTGTCCAGAAGCACTATTCCAAATCTTTATAAATTTAGCAACATCTTCTGGTAATGTATCTGGAACTGAAAAGTCTCTTTTCATAATAGTAGAGCGAAATATTCCAGTTTTATGTTTGATAAGTTCTGTAGCACAATGATAGTTCATTAAAATCATGAAATAACATATCATCTCATGGCTATTTCTTACATTACTGATATATTTATATTTTCTTGATAACTGTTGAGATAATTCTAATGTTTCATGATATTTAATATCACATAATAATTTTGCTTCTTCATATACATAGTTATGTTTTACTTTAATTATAACATTATTGTATTTAATATCGACAATTAAATTATCTTTTATATAAATATCCATTACAAAAGCTACTCGTTTGACATTCTCCTGTAAGCTGCATAAACAATCAGATAAAATAGTAGGAAGCATAGGTCTTTTTTTGTCTGGCAAATAAATTGTAGAAATTCTTCTAGAAAATGAAGACCATAAATTAAGAACATCCATCCAAATTGTTACGTTAGATATATAAATACTTAAAATTTTTATATCGTTACTAAAATCGATTAAACTAAAACCATCATCAAAATCCTGACTATTTAATGGATCTATTGTTAAAATATGCCATTTAGATTGATCAGTTCTATCTTCAATAGCAGGAAATTTTTTTACTATTGTATCTATAATACCTTCATGTGATTTGCTTTCGATTGCTTTACTTGTATCCTTTTGAAATTTTTGAATAGATGCGTTTAAACTTTTACAATATAGCTGGTATTCATAAAAATTATCTAAAATATCAACTGGGCCGATAACATTATCAAGTTTTGCTCTTGGATGTTTTTCTTCCCAGCTATGAAAATTGATTGTAACATATATATTTTTTAAAACTTTTGAAAAACCAATCATTTTAATTTCATAAGGCACTAAAAATGGTGGAATTCTAATATCATCTGGAATACATTTATATAAAAGTTTTCCACCAGAATTTTTAGCCTTACTATGAGTGTAAGTTTGTCCTTCTATTAATTTTTTCTCTCTTCCATAAGTTTTATTTCCATCAAGAATTAAAACTCCTGGTATAGCTGGTCCAGATCTTATTGATGAATGCACAATATTAAGTTTTCCGCTCTTATCTAATGTAAATACATCATTAGTAAATAGTTTATTTTCTACTGGATTTATATTTAAATCTATTTTTATAAATTTATCCATATCAATTATCTCCCATGAACAACAATTCCGGTCATTTATATGAATCTTATACATTTTGCTCATATTATTACATTTGTATGTTATCTTTTCTTTATTTCAATTTTTTAAATTATATAAAAAAAAATTGAAAAATTTTTTGATTTTAGAGCATTTTGTATTATCAAAGTAAATATGAGTACTGAATCAAATCTTGAAAATATAAATAATATGATAAATATTCCGTCTAGAAGACATTGTTCATTTTGTAAATCACCAAATCATAATATATTATTGTGTAATGATAATAGATTACAAGATTTCGGTAATTTATGTTATAATATCTATAGGATTTCTCCACAAGATTTTGTATTTTGGCTATACGATAAATGGATTACCGATAAAAATTTAGTAAAATCTTATTCTATTAGATTTTGTGCTTCAACAACCAGAAGCAATATGAATAATTGTGTTAATAATATTATAATAAGAATAAGAGAAACTATTAATTATGAATCATCTCAATCACAAAATACAGCTGAAGTACAATCGCCAAATCAAGAATATACACAAAATACACCAGAAGAAGGAATTTCTGGAACTTCAGAGCCACAATTACCATCTTATCTTGAATTAATATATCCAGAATTTATAGATGGTAATCAATTAGACTCAGTAGCATTTATATCGTTTCTAATGATTATTGGAACATTACGCCATAGAAATTTCCAATCAATAAAAAATAAATTTAATATTCAAACAAAAATAGTTAATTGCTGTTCAAATCTTCATGACAAATGTGAATGTAATATTTGTTATGAAAATTATGAAAAAAGTGTATTTATAAAATTAAATTGTGGTCATGAATTTTGTAAAGAATGTATAAAACAAACTTTAAAAAATGAAAGAACAGAAGAACCTCGTTGTGCTTTTTGTAGAAGTCAATTTAAAAATTTTGAAATATCAAGTTCATTAATAAATGATGAATTGAAAGAATATATAGTTTAAATTATATATAAATTTTTATATATTTATTATTTTTATAAATTCATCAAGTGAAATATTCCACCAAATCATAAATTCTTCATCATTATAAATACTTTTACATTTTTTATGTATTTGAAACTTTATATTTTTTTTATCAGAATCATTAATATTTTCATAAAATATCTTTGCTTCTCTAATCATTTCAAAGTCCATTATTGACTTATAATTTTTCAAAAAATATATACTTGTATTTACAGAATTATATATTTTTATACCGTACATATTAGGAAGAGTATAGTAAATATCTCTATTCATAATTATAAATATTATTTATTATAATGAATTATATTTAATTTATTTTTATCTCAATTTTTTCAAAATATATTCAGTATATTAAATATATTTGTCATTCCTGAAAATAAAAAAAAATAATTTAATAAAAAACTAGCAATTATAAAGTTGTTGGAATGGCTCCACCTCAGCCTCCTTTCATGATAGCATTTTTAAATAACCTTGTGGTTTTGGATGTAAACACAGGTTCACCTCATCCACCGCGCATAATTTTACGACGAGAATGAAGCTTTTTGTTTCGTCTAGTTTTATTTTTTCTTTTTTTGTGTTTTTTTGATAAATTAAACGAAGATAAAAATGAACCGAATAGTTTCATTATATATAATAAATATATAATATATTTAATATATTTAATATATATGGAAACAGAAAAAATAATACATACTAAAATTCCTATAAATGATATCATAAATGATACAATAAATAAAAATCCAAAATTAGAATGTGATTTCAATAATCTTTTAATATATAATACAGTAAATTTATTTTTAGATAAATTAAATGTTCAATTAGAAGCATCTCATCAAATGGAAAATCATATCCCTCAAATAGCAGGTAGAAAATCAAAAAAAAATAATAAAAATAAATTGAAAAAACAATCTAGAGTTAAAAGACATAAAAAAACAAGAAAAATAAAAAAAATAAAAGGTGGAGCTGACCCAAGAATTGTTTTATTTTTATTGGGAATATTTTTAACTTTTGTTCATGGAATAAAAAATATGACTCATAATGACGTAACAAATAGACTAAAAGATTCTATGAAAGTAGTTGATATATTTAAAAATTATTATGGTACATGTGCTGTAAATACATTGTTATTTTTAAATACAATAGACTTACCAACATTTGAAGAATTATCAATACAAGTTATGGAAACAAATAGCGGTATGACAAGAAATCAAATGTCTTCTTATTTAAATAAAGAACTTAATATCGAAACAAAATGGTATATGTTTACAGGAAGCGGTGAAGATGATGTTGAAAAAGGAATAAATAATTTCATTGAAAAGATTAGAAAAAAAATGATAAGTATGCGCGATTCTTATGGATTTAGTCAACAACAAGATATTTTAACAGCATTAAATTATCCATCAAAAAGAGGATCATATCATGCAGTAGTTGTATGGTTAACAAACAAAAATGAAATAGTGATAATTGATCCTCAACGTTTTTACGTAGAAAATAAAATTATATTATATACAAGTGAAGCTTATTTGGATAGATATATGGATAATGATAAACAGTTATTTATGTCTCCTATTCAAACTTATTTGAGGGAACGGGTAGATGTTATAAGTGATTGGAAAGATACAGAATTGCTTTTATCATTACATATAGAAATAGAAGATATAAAAGGTAGAGATAGATTATCTCCATTTAATCAAAATTTATTAAAAACAATTGGAAGAATAAGAGATGAAGAACAAAAAATAATTGATAGAAAAAGAATTGAATTTTAATGTAACTCAGAACCCATATTTTCTCCTGATGAAATAGGTTGTGGTAAATCATCAATATTTGTGCTTTGATTAGTATTTATTTCTTGATGTTCATAATCCATATGTGTAATAGAATCATCTCTTGTAGAATTATCAATTATTTGATTCTCTCTTAATGGATTTAACTCATCTTGTTCAATAGGATAAATAATTTCAGTATTAATTTCATTTATACTTACTTTCTTAACAACATCACGTTTTATATTTTGAATTTGAAGAGCATGTAAGCATATATATGGTAAAACTGCTAAATTATTCATGTATGTCCTATAATTAAAACATGAAATACTTGAATTATCAAAAAATTTTATGCTGTACCACCAATAAGCAGGTACATATAAAGTTTTGCCTGGTAATAATGTAAATTCAAGGCATTTTATTTTATCAAAATCAGCAGAAAATTTAGGTTGTGGATTCCATGGATTGACAGGTGATTTAAATTCAAAATTTTCATAATCATAAATAGGATTTAAGTATTTAATACTTTGTGGTGGTGCTAATTTAATTTGAGCCTTTCCTTGTGTTAATAAAAAGAAATTCCTATAATTAATTTCATATCTAAATGGTGTACATGTATTATCACTACCCATTAAAATATCATAATTACAATTAGACACCATATAAGGTCTAAGAAATTCATCATTATATCTCAAATTTTTACCGACACCAGTTTCATCTAAAAAATCACTATTATTTTCAGTAAAATAAGAAGATGATTTATCCTCATCAAAAAGCTTTATGGCAGAATGTAAAGGTAAAGGAACATAAAGTTCACTATTTTTATCTGTATCTCTAATATTTCTTATTTTTATTTCAAATGCAGTGTAATTATTTGAAATATAAGTACGATTAGATGTATCAATAATTTTTTGACAATCAAAATCAAATAGAACAGGTTGTCTTAAGTCACAAATTTCTTCTAATTTTTCCTTAGATGGTTGATCAATTTCATACATTTCCAAATCTTCTCCAGTTTTTAAATGAAACTGAATATGTAAATATAAAAATAAAACTAAACAAAATATTAAAAAACCTATTATTATTCTCATCTTAATTAAAAATGATAATAATATTTATAAAGTAAAACGAAATAAAATATTAATGATTAATCATCTGCTAACTTTGGAGCAATATAAAATATTAAAGAACTATTATCTCCTAAATCATATTTAATTTTCATAGGACATTCATTACTTAAATAAAATTCAATGTCATTTGTTAATTTATTAGTGATACATAATTTACTTATATAGTTTAGGCTATAAACTAAAATAACTTCTTCTCCTTCAATTACACTATAACTAGACATATCATCAACTGGTATATTAACACGCATTTCACTACAATTTCCCTTAGTTTTAAAATTAACATTATCATCATTACAATTTATAATTATATCATCACCAAAATTACTTAACTGCGATAATATATCAGTTAATTTTTTAGAAGGTAATGAAAATTCAGCATCATAATCGGTAGAAGGGATTAACATTTCTTCATATTCATAATTTAGAAGATTTAATGTAAAATATTTGTTATAATCATTTGTTTTCCCATTATTTTTAAGCTCTATTATTAAATTATCAGAATTATCTTCTTCTAAATAAAATATCAATGATTGTTCATCACCTTTTGTACTTATCATAGAATAAAAAATAGATGTATCAAAACATAATTGATATTTTTGTTTTACTTGATAATAATTAAACCATTTATATGTCATGATAATATCAAATAAACAAACATGAGATTTATCCATACCTTGTATATGAAATGAATTTTTATCTATTGTTAAATTTATTTGTGAAGAAGAACTTTTAATAAGCTGAAAAATTGATATAAAAATTTCTTTTTTCTTTTTATCGACAATTCTAAATTCCATTATCTTATTGGATTCCATATTAAATATAAGTAAAGTAATATTTAATATGTTTTATTTATGAATTTGATAATTCTTGTTTAATAATATTTTTTAAATCTACAGACATAATGACATTATTCTCTGCGTCAATATCATTTATATTTGTTCCAATCTCAGAACCGGTTTGTTCTGTATCATCAATAATATTTGTATTTTCATCATTATGCTCAATTGGATTTAAACGATTTTCCAAATCACCTAAAGCAGTTTCATAATCAGCAAAGTTTTGTGTTGTTTCTTGAGCAAATATATCATATTTAACCATAAATGCTTTTAGAATATCTTTTGTTTCAGTAAGCTCCCTATTAAATCTAAATACTTGTTCAGTATTTTTAGAAAGTTCTATAGTATGCTTATTAACATCATCACTCATTCTTGTAAATTGTTCTTTTAATAGTTTAAATTCATCAGTAAGTTTAGTTAAATCTTCTGTTGATGATAATGAAGAACCATTTTTTTCAAGAGAATCAAGACGATTTATAATATTATTAAATACAGAACTATCAATAACTTTATGATTATCATGAATATTTGATGTTGTCATAGATTTTGGATTAGTTTCATTCTCATGATCAGTATCAATAATCCATTGCTCTACTCTTCCTAACCTTAATGTTATAAGTCCAATAGCATCAGAGACACTTAATCTGGAAAAAGGAAGACCTTCTGGTTGTGACTGTTGTTGAGGCATTTGTTGCTGCATCATTTGTGAATTCTGGTTTTGTTTATCATAAAATTGTTGATATTGTTGAGGAGGTTGTCTTCCATATTGTTGTGAAGGTTGTTGTAAACTTCTCGCTGTTCTTACATTATTTGGTGGAGGAGGCATGTTATAAGCCATACCAGGAGGCATTTGTTGTTGTGCGAATGCTGCTTGTGAACCTATAGAAGTAATTGGTCTATTTCCGCTAACAGGAGGAGCATTTTCTCCAGCACGTCTAGCTTTAGCTGCTGCAAGTGTTCTTGAACTCATAATATAATTATTATTACAATTTGTTTCTAAATTACTTACGCATTAATTTATTAGTTAAATTAAAGTATTTATTGCAGAAAAATAAATAGATAAATTTAAGATAAGAAAAAAAATAATTAATAAATTTATAACTTAAATTTTTATACCTAAAATACTAGATCTTCTCCTGATATCAATAAATCAAAATTTTCTCTACTATCTACAATAAATTTATTCCAGTTATCTACTGCATTTATGTATGTTACTGCGCTAATGTCCATATAAGAAATATCTTTTTTATATAATTTATCTAAAACTGCTATACACATTTTTATATTCATATCAGGATATTTAATTATAAATTTTGTAATATTATCATATACTTTCTCCCTATTAAATGATGGTAATTTATTCAAAGCATTATTAAATCTGGTATTTGTCGAAAGCGGTTCCATGTTTGTTTTTGTTAATCTATATTTTAATATTTTTTATTTCAATTTTTTATTTAAACAACCATTTTCATTTTAATGACATCATGACTTTTATAATTATTAACTTCTAAATCATCAAATTTAAAATTTATAAATTATAAATATCGGGAACAATATAATGAAGATATTATGCTATCATAGCCACCTTAATTGCTTCATGACTAATATAATTATGTACCTCAAAATCTTCAATCTTATAGTCGTCTATATTTTCTCTAACTTGTTTGATTGACATTGACGGAAAAGGATAAGGTTCTCTTGTAATTTGTAATTTAGCAGCATCAATTGCGTTTTCGTATAAATGACAATTTCCCATAAAATGAACGAACTCATATGCTTCTAATCCACAATGTTTTGCTATTAAATGTGTAAGGAATGAATAAGATGCTATATTAAACGGTATTCCAAGTGGGAAATCTCCACTGCGTTGATAAAGAGAACAAGATAATTTGTTACCATCATGGACATTAAATTGACATAGAATATGGCAAGGAGGAAGAGCCATTTGATCAATTTGTTTTGGATTCCAAGCAGTCATAATGAGACGCCTACTGGTACGTTGTTTAGGATCTTTAAGTGCATCAATAATTTGTTGTAGTTGATCAACTCCTTTATATTGCTCATCTAAGTTACAAATATTTGTACCTGTCCAACAATTATAACTAGCATTAAATTTTCTCCATTGATAACCATAAATAGGTCCTAACATATCTTCAGGATATTTATGAAGTCCTCTACTGTTAAGAAATTCTCTCGAACCATTTGCATCCCAAATATGAACACCCTGTTCTTTTAAAATCTTATTGTCAGTTTCACCCCTGATAAACCACAAAAGCTCCTTTAAACAAGTCTTCCATGCAGTTTTCTTTGTTGTCAAAATAGGTATCTTACCATCTTTTAGAGAGAAACGCATAGATCCACCAAAAATACTTTTAGTTTTACCATTTCGTCCTTCCTCCCAGAAACCATTATCAAGTATATTTTGAATTAAATTTAAGTATTGATATTCTTCATGTTGAAACTTATTAATATTATAAAAAATTCTATCAGAAGTTTTACCAGTTCCAAAGATTTCTTTATCAAATTGTTCCTTGCTCCTTATTGTCTCATTATTTTTTTGTTCTTCTTCAGGTGTTAACCTTCTTATACGTTCTATAGATTGTATATTATTTAAAACAGATAGATTTTGTTTAGATCTTTCATCATTTTCATTAGATATAATTCCTTCAGAATGAGAACCTGCTCCCATTTTCCATTGAAAAAATTTATTTGATAATTTATATTGCTCAATTGTATGCTCCATTTTTAATAATTATTTAGAAATTTATATTTAAATTATTTAAATTATTTACTTTAAAAGACAATTAAATTTTTTAATTTCTAATTATACCCTATAGGGATATGGATAGCTCGGACGATTCTAAAAGTTTCTTAAAACATGTTTTCAATTTTGATGATGATTCTAAATCAGAGATATTGAATATTCTTCAATATTCATTAATAGCTATTATACCAATTGTAATTTTAAATAAAACTATGCAGAAATATGTTCCAGAATCAGATGATAAAAAAAGTAGTTTAGAAATAACAGCTGAAGTTTTAATACAAATAATTGTAATGTTTATGGGATTACTTCTTATTCATAGAATAATAACATATATTCCAACTTATAGTGGTTCAAATTATCCTGAATTTCATATTGTATATATAATTTTAGCAATATTAATGATAACTTTAAGTTTACAGACAAAACTTGGAGAGAAAGTATCAATTTTGGTTGATCGTATTTTTGAATTATGGAATGGAAAAGAAGACAATAAGAAAAAAAATGGAAAGAATGGTAATTCAAGCGTAAAAGTAAGTCAACCTATATCTGGCCAAATAACTGGTCAACCTATTAGTAATTATACTGATGGAACAGCAATAAGTTCATTACCTACCTATGATGCTACACAAGGTAATCAAAATACATTAGCTCCTCAACAATTGCCAAATTATGATGCTATGTACAGACAGGATAATACACCTCTAGTTGGAGCTGCTACTCCTGGTCAAACTGAATCAATGGGTATGATGGAACCTATGGCTGCTAATTCAGTATTAGGTGGTGGTTCATTTGGTTCATGGTAAAAATAATAATTATTATATAATTATTATATATAATGATAAATCGTATTCATAATAATAAAAGGAAAACTATAAAGAGAAAAAACACAAAAAAAAAATTTGTGAAAAAACGAAGCCAATTTAAAAAAACCAAAAAACAATATTCTAGAAAATATAAAAAACAATATTCAAGAAGAAATAAAAAACAATATGGTGGTAAATTTAATGATGAACAAATACAAATAATGATAAATGAAATGAAGAATAATCAGGAACCGTTTACTGATAAACAAATTGAAGAATATATACAAAAACTTAATTATATTTCACAACCACTATTAAGTGGGTCTTTAGATAGTTTTGATGATTTTTATGGACATATGTTACAACATTTAGAAGGATTAGAAGATGAATCATTTAAAGAATGGGTAGATAGAGCATATGAAGCACAAAGCGACAATAATGAAACTGATGTTGAAGAACCAGAAACTGATGAAGATTAATTTTAAAATATAATTTAAATAAATTACATAAAAAATATTTATTTAAATTTATAAATGAATATTGACAAATTATTAAAAGCATTAGATGATGAATCTAATGAAACACTTATGAACTTTACAACTGATAAAATAAGAGAAATGAATTTAAATATTTTAAAAGAACTGCATTTACCAAAAAAAGAAACAATAGATTTATATAATAAATTAAAAGATTATAAGTATGTTGATGAAATGAATGATTTAAAATATGGAACATATATACGTTGGATTCCAATAGAAAATCCAAATAATATATATTTAACAAAAGGAGCAATATTTTGTGAAATGAAAATAACAGATGATGGAGTATTTTGTATTTGTAAAAATTTTGGCTATTTATCAAAACATTTTCAAATATCAATGGATAAAAATTTAATCTTTCAAAAGCTTACAGAACAAGAATTAGTTTTATTATCAGCACTAGACCATTTAGCAAAATAAATTAGTGTAATTATTTAAAATATAATAAATTATTATAAATAATAAATGTATTCTAGATTAAATCAATTTAAGAATAAAAATACTGCTTTCGCGTCTTCATATCAAACAAAAGAAATTACAATAAATCCTAAATTCTTAGTTGTGAAATATATAAAAACAAATGATTTTTTTAGCAAAATTATTGGTTATAATAATATAAAATAAATAATTAAATTTAATAATGATATATATTAATCATGATAAAAAGGCAATATTTGTTCATATTCCAAAAACCGGAGGTTCATATATTGGTCCAACTCTAACAAAATATTATGGCTTTATAAGTTATTTACCATTATTGGCATTAAGAAGACCTGATCATGATATAGTATGTAAAACTTTTTATCTTAAAAAAGTACCTACTGGAAATAAACTTTATGATAACTCTTTATTTAATAAAATATTAGGAATATTAATTTATTGTAAAACAAGCGAACATTTTAATAAAGAAATGAATATGAATGACGAAAAATGGAATACATATACAAAATTTTGTTTTATAAGAAATCCATATTCAAGAGTTATATCAGGTTGGAAACATTTTAATACTATTTTTAATAGAAATATAGGTCTATATGATTATTTAAACATTAAAGACCCTTTAAATGATATATCAGATATAGAATATGGACATATCTTTATGAGTCAAAAACGTCAAATTCAAGATATAAATTGCTCATGTGGTATTGATTTAATAGGTAGATTTGAACATTTAGAAGAAGATTTTAGAATTATTTTAAAATATATTGGATTTAATGAAATAGTACATCAAATAAAAAGAGTAAATGTATCAAATAAAAGTAATTCAGATACAATAAATTTAGAAATTAGAACAATTCAAAAAATAAATAAATTATTCTTAGATGATTTTGAAGCATTCCATTACGAAATGATTAATATTTAAATACCTTTTATGATTATATCTTCCTTTTTACATATTTCTTCTTTTATTAAAAAATTATAAATATTTTCTTTTATATCACCACTGAATGACATTACTTCGCCATATTTTTCATCTTTAATTATTGAACCAGTACAATTATTTGTTTTTTTTAAATATGATAGAATTTTTGGCAAATCTAAATCATCTGCCATACCTATTACATTTGTAATACATTTTTTATTATTTCTCTTTTCAACTGAAATAGTAACTTTTGAATTTTCAAATATAACTTTATTGTCGTCTTCAAATTCTAAATTCATTATATATTATTCATATAAAATGAAATATTTATATTATTTTAAGTTATAATTTATGATAAAATTAAATGATATTTTTTGATTGTATTTAAATATGAATAAGTTGAGAATAAAAATAAACAATAAAAAAAATAGCGTAACATATACATTTTAATAAATGAAAATAAAATTGCTCCAACTGTAGTAGTATACACACAATTTCTTTTATAATGAATATCTATAAATATATCCATATTGTGTATATTTCCAACTGAATCATTTGAGTTATATAGAAGTTCTGTTATACAAGGTATCAAATAAAATATTCCTAGAATAAATATATGTCTTTTAGTTTTCATTAAATATAATGATATATATCCTTTATATGGTTTTAAAATATGTAAAAATCTAATGTTTCTTTCTCGTTTTATTACAACCTTTACAATCATTAAATAAACCAACAATAAATTTTCCACCTTTAATCATTTTCATATGTTGAATATCAATAGGTTTTTTTATATTACTAATTTTTTTACCCCGTCTATATTTTGTGATACTTTTGTAACCTTTACCATGTTTTACAGAAACCTTTCTTATGATTTTCATACCACCCATTTGCTTAGTTTCAGTATTTTCATAATTAAATGAATCTATTGCCTTATCCATTATATACTAAATATAGAAAATATCTAATGAGAATATATGGATAGTCATATGTTAGTTCATTTATTTCATATTTTAATCGTAGGAGGATTATTCCTTTATGTTGGTATATATAGAGATAAAATTAACAGTAAAATATTCCAAGCATTATTTTATTTAGGATTAGTTATAATTTTGTATCATTTATATAAAATATATGGTTATTTAAATACTGGTAAAGGAATATGGGTAAATCTTATTCATGTATTAATTGTTGGACCTTTATTAGTTTATATTGGATATTATGGAGAGAAAACATCACGTAAATTTTTTGAAATATTATTGATGCTTGGGTTTGCATCTATTGGATATCATTTATATTATTTATTTTAAATAATTGTTCCTTCGTAATATATTTATAAAAAAATTATAATAAATATATTAAATTATGCATGAATCATCATTACTTTCAGTAAAATCATTTGGTTTAACGTATGGTTCTCCAGGTAAAGTTATTGTTGATTTAGGAGCCATAGATGATTGGGGAATAAATTTAAGACAATTTTTTAAAGATCATCAAATGAATTATATTTCAGTTGATTTAAAGTCTCATCATAGTGTTGATTTAGTAGTTAAATTTGGTGAAAAATTACCTTTTAATGATCAATCTGTTGATATAGTTATATCAACATCGTGTTTTGAACATGACTCAATGTTTTGGATGACATTTAAAGAAATTTGTAGAATTGTTAAATTAGATGGTTTAATTTATATGAGTGCTCCAACAAATGGTGATTATCATTGTTTTCCAGTTGACAATTGGAGATTTTATCCTGATGCTGGTCAAGCATTAGCATATTGGTCTGGATATCAAATTTATAATGAACCAGTTTATCCAGTTAAAGTTTTAGAAACATTTCATATTTGTCCATTTAGGGGTCAACAATGGTGTGATTTTGTTTGTGTATGGAAAAGAGTCGAAACAAAAGAAAATAGTGTAATAACTCCTCAAAATATTGTTGATCAAATAGGAGATTTAGAAAAAAGCTTAAATAATCAAGAAATGACTACAATTAAAAAAATACCGAGAACACTTCTTCATGGATATCCATATTAACAATTATTTTCAATCCATTTTTTATTTAAAACAGCCTTTACACTTTCTAATGCTCCCTCAGTCCAACCATGGTTATGACTTACAGCCTCACCTACAACTAATATTCCTTTTTCTGGATGTTGTGCTTTATATATAAAATCTTCCCTTGACTTATAAAGTTCTCTATTTAATGGTTTATAATAATGTGTACCAATCGGCCAATAATAATCTTTAATTGCTATTATATTTATAGAATTTTTTAGAATACCTAATGATTTTTCTAGTAATAATTCGTACAATTCTCTATTATCTTTTGTATTTTTTAAATGATTTTTAAGTAATAATGAATTATTATTATCGTTATATGCAATCATATAAACACCATTATCAGGATCCATTGGAATTATACGTTGTAATGGTCCTGGTAAAAATGTAAATCCTTTAATATATTCTTTCAGTATTGGAATTGAACTTTTTGTAAATTTTGCATACAATCGTAAAAAGGGTTGCCCTTCAATATCATTATAAATTATATTTTTTGGAAATAATAGTCTAACTGTATCAATTGTTGAAGCTATTATAACTTTATTACATAGATATTGAGTTCCATTTTCAATATAAATTAAAAATCTACATGGAGATTCTTGAATTTTTTGTATTCCAATAACTTTGCTTGAAAATTTAAAATGTTTGTTACCAATAAAATTATATAACTTTAATACCATTTTTTGCCATGGAACTTGAAATGCTTTCCAACAACAAGCATTATCATCCATTCCATAGTAATATAATGTTTCAAAGGCATCTTCATTTTCATAATCAGTATATCCACTTGAAATTAAAAATTGTTTATATTCATTATCTCCAATAATTTTTGTAGCAAATTGCTTAAATGTAAGACCTTGATGCAATTCCTTTTTATATTCCTTTCTTAAACGATTCATTACTCTTTTAATATCAATATGATTCACAACACTTGAATATTTAGGACTTATGATATATTCATTTGTATGTATTTTAAAATTATTTAATAATTTAAGAAGCAGTTTATCTTTAAGTTTTCTTCCTATTCCTGCGCCAGTAACAACTTCAGTACCATAAAACATATCATTACTTGTTCTTCCCCCTATCCAATTTTTTTTATATTTTTCAAGTATTAAAAAACTGATATTTGGATTAGTATTTTTAATATTATAGGCACTATATAAACCACTCATACCACTTCCAATTATAATTATATCATAATATTTTGATTCCATTATATATTATGATAATATATTTTTAAGCTTGGGTAGTTGACATATATTGAGTCATATACTGTTGTCTTAATTGTTCAAATTCTCTTTGTGATTCATTATTTGATTGTCTTAATTGATTAATTTGTGACTCAAGTTGATTATATTCGTCTTGATGTTGTTGTCTTTCATCAGGATTCATTTGTTCTATATCATAAAGTCTATCATCTAAATCTTGATAAAGTTGTGCATTTGTTTGATTTAATCTCATTAGCTGTTGCATTCTATCTAACATTTTTTGTCTATCACTATTATTAATAATGGGAACATCACCACCAATTTTATGGCTGCGTTTCCTTGTGAAACGTTTTCTTTTATAACTTTTTTTAGTCTTTTTAGAACGTATTCTTTGTTTTTTTAGCATATATATATATATTACTTCTAAAATATAAAAAAATTATTTTATATTTTTTCTTGTTTTTCTTTTAGATAATTTTATTGTAGATTTTTTTTTACATGTAAATTTACCTCGCGAATATCCCTTGTTGTTAATAATTGTTTTTGTACATATTCCAATTGCTCTTGCCTCATTACCTTTATCAACTTTTTTTATACATTTACATAATTTATTAGACAAAATTTTTTCAGCCTGTATTTTTAATAAACGCTTTGATTTTGGCAATGGTTTTTTATAAAATTCTAAAATATTTTTATAATCATTTATTGAAAGTTCTGACATATTAAATATATATATATAAACAAATAAAATAATTAAACTTCGGTGTTATTTTTAATGTTATTATTATAATGTAATTGATTTGAATTATAAATTGAGTTTTTTATAACAGACTTTGGTAAATTATATTGGGTTGGATATATTATTGGATGTGGATATTGTATAGAAGAAATCATACTTTTAAGTACATGAATTTCATTTTCCAAAGATAATAATTTTTTATATATAACATTATTATCAATAATATATTTTTGATTACTATTTATAATTTCATTTATTGTAGGAGATGGCATAAGATTTGATTGAAATGAAAATTCATCCAAAGAAGAAGTATTGTTACCAAACTTAGTATCACTATTAAAAGGTTTATTATTTATATTATTATTATCCATAAATATTAATAATATAATATTTTTTAAATACATATTTCTATATATAATATAACAATGAAAATTGTAGTTTTTGATTTAGATGAAACATTAGGATATTTTACACAATTTGGTATATTTTGGGATAGTTTATCAAATTATTTAAAAATCAAAAATAAAGATAAATTAACTCAAATTAATTTTGATAAAATTTTAGAACTTTATCCAGAATTTTTAAGACCAAATATAATAAATATATTAACCTTTTTGAAAAATAAAAAAAAAAACAATTGTTGTCATAAAATGATGATTTATACAAATAATTCGGGACCACAAGAATGGGCTCGTAATATTGTAAGTTATTTTGAAAAAAAAATAAATTTTAAATTAATAGACCAAATAATTGCTGCTTTTAAAATAAATGGTAAACGAGTAGAAATTTGTAGAACAACACAAAATAAAACGCATAAAGATTTAATTAGATGCACAAAAATACCTTTAGATGCTGAAATATGTTATATGGATGATTATTTTTATCCAGATATGGTAAATGAAAATATATACTATATAAATATAAAACCTTATTATCATGATCTTTCATTTGAAGAAATGATTGAAAGATTTAAAAAATCAGTAGTTAGTAATGAGTTAATAAATAATGAAGATGACTTTAATAATGTAATGATGGAACACATAAAGCTATTTAAATATATGGTTGTTGAAAAGGATGAAAAAGAATATGAAGTAGATAAAGTATTAGGTAAGCATATAATCTCACATTTGAATATTTTTTTTAATAAAAATACAAAAAATAAAACAATAAAAAATAAAGGAAATAAAAAAAATAAAACATTTAAAAATAGATCTTTACAATAAATTTTTTACTTCATTTTGAATACTAATAAGATAATTATTTAATGCGGTAGTTGTTAATATAAAAGCACCTGCACTAAAAGCAATTTTTCTGTCAAGATTAGTAAAATCATAATAATATCTAAAAGGATTAAATCGCCACATCAAAAATAAACAAATATAAATTCTAACATAATAATCTAATTCATTTAGATATTTAGGTGCATATTCAGATACTCCAAAAAATGATAAAATGATTAGAAAATAAGTTAAATATATAATAAAATCAAAAATTCGTTCTTGAAAATTATTTAAATCTTGTTTATTCATATATAAAAAATAATATTAAAATTTTAGTTTAAATAATAAATATAATATAAATTTTAAATTTATATTATGGAAATATTTTTTGGCACAAAAGAAAAACATTTTTTAGTTACGGAAATATGTAAAGAGAAATTTATGAATAATGAAATAATAACAATTCCAGCAGATGATAATTTAAGAGTACATCATTTTGAAGAACCAGCATTCAATGAATTTAAAAAGATTTTTATAGTTGATTTCTCAAATAATAATATTCATGAAATAGATCATACGAAAATTGTAAAAATAAATACAAAGACACATGAAATTGAAACCCATTTTTTAGATGATCCAAATGTAAATATAAAATTAGTAAATATGCAAAATAAATTAAAATTATTATTTGGAAAATGGAGCGAAGAATTACCAGAACAAAAAATGGCCACAAGATTTTTTACTGGAAGGGAAAAAGTTTTAGAAATAGGTGGTAATATTGGAAGAAATTCACTAATAATTGGACATATTTTATGTAGTTATACTCAAAATAATAATTATGTTGTTTTAGAATCAAACGATAAAATAGCATTTCAACTACTTCAAAATAGAAATTTAAATAAAATGTGTTTTCATATTGAAAATTCAGCATTATCCAAGAGACAATTAATTCAACATGGATGGAATACAAGACCACATGAAAGTGAAATAATTCCGGACGATTGTCAAAAAATTAATTGTATTACGTGGGAAGAGCTAAATAAAAAATATAATATAAATTTTGATACTTTAGTGATAGATTGCGAAGGTGCATTTTATTATATTTTAATGGATATGCCTGAAATCCTTGAAAATATTAATTTAATTATTATGGAAAATGATTATTATGATCCACAGCATAAATTATTTGTAGATTCAATTTTAAAGAAATACAATTTTTATGTTGAATATAGAGAACATGGTGGTATGGGATTTAATCTTCAAGTATTTTATAAATTTTATGAAGTTTGGAAAAAAAAATAAAAATTTACATTTATATTTATTATTTATTATAAAATATTAATGTTCTTGCACTTGGATCTGTAGCATTAGTATATTTAGGCATCCAAAAATAAGGTAAAATATCTTCACAGTTTCGATATAACTTGTCAAAAATTATTTTATAATATTTTTTTTCAGTTTGTATATTTGGTTCCATATTTGTTTTTAAGGCAATTTTTTCTTGTAAAATTTGAAATAATGAACGTCCTTGAGAACTTACGCCATCGCTAAAAGCTTCTTTTTTTCTCCAAAGAATTTCATCAGGTAAAATTTGTTGTCCATCAAAATTTTTATAACGAGATAAAACGAAAGCATTTCTAAGAAGATATTTTTCACATAAACCACTGTTATTATGATTTCTTAAATAAATAGGAATTGATAAGACATAATTTACAAAACTTCTATCCAAAAATGGTGTACGTGGTTCAAGTCCATTTGATGATATAGATTTATCAGATCTTAATACATCAAATAGATGAATATCTGTTAATAATCGTCTAGTTTCAAAATCAAATTCAATATCATTTGGACATTTATTCATATAAAGATATCCTCCAAATAATTCGTCTGAGCCATCTCCATTAAAGATAACTTTGGCATCAGAGTGTGTTGAAATATATTTTCCAATTAAATAATTGCCAAGACTTGCCCTAACAGTTGTAGTATCATAACTTTCAAGTGCCTCGATAACTTCAGGAATAGAATTGAACATATCATCTTCAGTCACAATAATTTCATGATGTTTGGAACCAATGTAATTAGCTACGATTCTAGCATATTTTATATCTTCAGAATTTTCAAGACCAATACTATATGTTTCAATTGTCTTACCATTAAGTTTAAAATAATCGGCCACAAGAGCAGCAATTAAACTGCTATCAAGACCACCACTCAATAAACACGCAACTGGACGTTCTGTTGTTTCACATCTTTTAATTATAGCAGATTTCAAATAAAAAGCTATATTTTCATAAATTTTATCAGCTAAAACATCACTGATTTTATTTGATACAAGAGAAAAAGGAAATGACATTTGAAAATATGATAAATTTTGAATAATTGGTTCCCATTTACTTTGAACATTACTTGATAACTTAAATACAGAATAAGTACCTGGTGTAAATTGTTTAATTTTGTAATGAAATGTATTTATATTATAAAATTTCTCTAAACATTTCAACTCGGAGGCGAATCCATATAGAGGATATAAATTGTAATGATCCTTATCATTATCTAACATATAAAGAGGTCTCACTCCAAGTGGATCTCTAGCAATAAATATAAAATTGTCTTGTGAATTTTGATTAATTCTATTGTCAACTAAAATAAATGAAAATACACCATCAAGCATTAATAAAGTCTGTTTGATTCCATAAGCAAGATAAAGATGAATAATAACTTCACAATCACTTTGAGTAATAGGAGTTACAGATAATGATTTGTAAAGTTCCTTATAATTATAGATTTCACCATTACAAATTAAAATAATATTATTAAAAATAATTGGTTGATTAGATTCTTGATTTAATCCATTAATTGCTAATCTATGAAAACCCAAAGAAAATTTATAAAATTTTTGTAATTTAGAAAACTCAGGTCCCCTTTTTTTACCTTTCATAAATTCATTTTCAATTTCTGCATCTTGAATATTATCACAATTTAGAATGGAAAATATGCCACACATTGTATAAACTACATAATTAATCTTTAAATTTATTTAAAAAATAATGTAAAAATATTATAATATATAAATATATCAAAATGGAAAATCCATATAAGCAATCAAAAGTGTGTGTATCCGATATACACAGAGAAACAAATCAAAGAATATACAGTAGAAATATTCCATCACAAATGTTACAACCATATATAGATGTTAGACCAGTAATGACTAAATATTCATATTTTCCAATAGTTGATCCAAGGAAAAATATAAATGTTCCACTTCAGCAAATGGCTACATATAATGTACATGAAGTATTTAACCCAGGTAATTCTCAATCGCCTTGGTCTGGTTTTGCTACAAATATAAACACTGAATCTGAGTTAAGAAATCAAATTTATGCTTTACAAAAATGTAGCCAAGCTGTATATGCTCCCTCTTCCAACTCTGATTTATATGATTATAGATTTAAAACAATAACAAAACCTAATCCACATGAATTACTTTTTAGAGATCAATCTTTTGATTCATTTAATCCAAATCCAGCACCAAGTATATGTGGTTCTGGAATTTTTAATAACAGCACAAGATGCCAAGTAAAAGATTTAACAAATCAAACATGTTAAATTTATAATTAAAAAGTAATATAAAATATATATGTTTATATTATTTTTAATAAATTTCTTGAACTGTTTATTATATTTAACAGAACATAGTTTTGCTTATAACTTATATCAAAAAAGATTTTTTATTATGAAAAAAGATAGTAATTTAAATTTGATAAATATTTTATATACTCCAAAAACAGAAAATCAAAAGATATATTTAAAATATTTAGATAAAAAAAATGATTATATATTAACAGTTATTGGACCTCCTGGTACAGGTAAAACATTATTAGCATGTAATAAAGCTATGGATGAGTTAAAAAAAAATAATATTGATAAAATTATTATAACAAGACCTGTTGTACCAGTTGAAGAGGAATTAGGATTTTTACCTGGAAATTTAGAAAAAAAAATGGACCCATGGACAAGACCTATATTTGATATATTTTTAGAATCCTATTCAAAACTTGAATTGAACACTATGATAAAAAATAATATAATAGAAATTTCACCATTAGGATTTATGAGAGGTCGCACATTTAAAAACTCATTTATTATAGCAGATGAAATGCAAAATAGTAGTCCAGCTCAAATGTTAATGTTATTAACTAGAGTAGGAATAAATAGTAAAATAGTGATAACAGGCGATTTAGCTCAAAGTGATAGAATAGAAAATAATGGCTTAAAAGATTTTATTCAAAAACTTAAAAGTAATAAATTGCCAGAAAACTTTTATTTAATAGAAATGGAAGATAATGATATACAAAGAAGTAAATTAGTAAATGACGTTTTAAATTTATACAAACCAATTCCAAATTTAATAATTAAAAAAAATAAATTAAATGAATCAATAGAAAATAATGATATAACAATTTATAATGATTCTGCTTTAATCCCAAAGAAAGATATGGAAAAACTTTCAAATTATAATATTTGATTTAAATATGAATAATTCTTATATTAATCAAATAACATTAGATTGTTTATTAAACAAAGAAATTATGGGAAATCATGTAATGAAACAGAGAGAAAAACAAATAAATAAACAAGAATATAATTTTTATAGAAAAAGAATTTACAATTTGTTTAAAGAAATAATAAGTAATAAAATACCAAAAGATTTGCCTCCAGATGTTAAGTATTCTTATGATACATTTATAAAAGCATCAATTCATTATTTTAAAATTATTGATAATAATGATTTATTACAAGAAGAGTATAAGGATATTAATGTTCAGATACAAGAAAAAAATGATGAAATAGATATATCATCTAACAATTATATAAATGATGAAGCCAATAAATTAATGATGCGTTCAGTTAAAATGGATATTCCAACTTTAGATAAATATGTTAAACGCATATCAAATATAAAAAAAAATGAAATTGTAATACCAAAAACGAGAGAAGTAAATATAATGGTTCCTGAATTAAAAAATAAAGGATTGAAAAAGAATAATATCAGTAATTTATATGGACATAACAAAGAAGAAAAGAAAGAAAATTAAAACATATAAAAAAAGAATAATTAGTAATAATTTTACAAATAAAAATAAAAATAAATATGGAGGTAGATTTACATTAAAAAATAAAAAAAAAATTAATTGTAGTCCAAAGCCAAAAGGTGAAATAAATGATTATAGTTGTTATACAAATAAATCACTTTTTGAATTAAGAGATCGTTGGAACGCTAGACATCCAGATGTAAAAATTGAAACAAATTCTCCAAAAGAAATTCATAATAGAATAAGCAATTATCTTAAAGATGTATGTAATAATGAAGCGTGTTGGTTAAAACAAAAAGGTCATTTTGGAAATCTTGAAAGTGATTTAGCAGACTCATTTGCTCCAGAATCTCCTCAAGAATGGAAAAAGAATCCAAATGAATGGTTATCTAGTATTGATATTATGAAAGTTATGAGACAATACGAAAAAGCATATAAATGTTTTGACTTTATTGGACCATCACCAATAAATTTTGATACAAAAAAATTATATGGAGAATGCGTATGGGAAGAACTTTGTAAATTTAATCTTCAAAGTTTGATTAAAAAAGGAAAGACAAAAATTGGCATTATTTTTAATACTGACCCAGACTATAAACCTGGTCAACATTGGATATCAATGTTTATCAATATAAAAAAGAAAAAAATTTTTTTCTATGATAGTACAGGTGATGCTCCTCCAAATCAAATTATGCAATTAGTAAGACGAATTAAAAATCAAGGTCTTAATCTCAAAAAACGTTTATATTTCAAATTTGATTGTAATAAAGGAATAGAACATCAATATGGTAATACAGAATGTGGAATGTACTGTATATATTTTATTGTAAATATGTTAGAAGATAAATTGACATCACATGATATTAAAAATCATATACTAAAAGATGAATATATGGAAAAATTTAGAAAAATTTTTTTTAATGATTCGTTATAAAAATATATAAAAATACAAAGGTATAATTATATATTTAGTATGTCTATTCGTCAATTTATTCAAAAAGATAATATTACTATGTTATGGGAAGTTATTATTGATGAAGAAATTTTTAAGTTTTTATCTAGAGATATTCAAGCTAAAATATACCAATTATTTTTAAATAATATACAAGGTTTTTATGAAAACGAAAAAATTAGTTCTACTTCTCTAGTTAATATGAATAAAAAGTATATTTTACTTATACTAAATCATATTAAAAAAAATTATCAACATCAACCAAGTAAAATTACTATACATGATGTCCCTATGAAAGAATCTATAACATTTGAAGAAATTCAAAATGATAGAAGAAGTCAATTTGAAAGAGATTTTAACCGCAAGCAAGAAGAATTTGAAGATTTTATGTCAATCAAAGCTCCACCAGTTCCAGAATTTGCTGATAAAAGTAAAGATAAACCAATTAAGGAAATGGATAAGATTTTAAAAGAAATGCAAGCTCAACGTAATTATGAAATTGAACAAATTAATAGATCTTATAATAGTAGTATAAATCAAACTGATAATTGGTTAAAATCACAAGAAACTTCACTCAAAAATGAAAAATATACAAAAGAAAATACTATAGACAAGCCATCCCAAAATTATAGTAGATTTAAATTTTTAAATGAAATAGGAGAGGAAACATCTTTATTAGTAAAAGATAAAAAAAATGTTTCATTTAGTGAGATTGAAGAAATAAATACCTTTAATGTTGAGGATGAAGAAGATGATAATATATTTTTAAAATTAAAAAAAGTATCTGATAATAAAAATGAAAATATAACTTTTACAATTTCACAAAAAACCCAAGAGGTGCCCATCCCGGAAAATAAAATAACAGATGACAAAAGAATTTTGATGTTAGAGAAAGAGATAAAAAATATAAATAATAAAATTGAAAAAATTTTAGAATTTTTAAACAAAAATTAATTATTTAAAATATATTTAAATAAATACATATATTTTAATAGATATGCGATTATATTTAAGATTAATGAGAAACAATATGAATAAAAAACAAAAAAAATATAAAGTTGTAAATGAAGAAAAAAACGAAAAAATAAAATCAACTAAATCATTTTTCTATTATTTTTTATGTTGTTTTTACGGTAATTTAGATGATAATGAAGATAAATCTAAAAATACATCTAATAATGATATTATAAATTTACAACAAAATAATAATAATAATAATAATAATGTTTGTGATGAAGAAACTATTAAAAATATTATTTTTGAACAAAATTTAATTGAACAAAATATGAATCCAGAGTATCTAGATTACGAAGAAGAAGAAACTAAAGATGAAATAGTTGAAGAGATATTTTGGCAAGATAAAAAAACGGATAAAAATAATAATGAAAATAGTATTTGTTCCCTAGAAGAATTAATAATATGATTATTAAATTTAGGGATAATAATTTTTTATATTATTTATCCATAAATTTCTATAGCTATCTCTATATGTTTTATTAAAATGACTGACATGTTGTTTAGTTTTTAAAAATGAAATTATTTTATTAAACATATTTATTATAAATATTAAAATATATTTAAATAATTTTAAATTAAATATATTTATTTTAAAACAATTGCTTTAAATACATCTTTACCTTGTTCATTTTTCTCAAGTGTACCAACTTGTGTCGGAACAATTGATGGATCATTTAAAGCAGCTTCATATGATTTTTTATCATAAATATTGAGAACATCTTTACTTATTCTACGATATATATATTCTACTCCATTAATTTTAACTGGTTTACCAGTCCATTCAATTACTTGTTTGTTTGCTTGTACTGTTGTATCATTTTGTTGTTCAGCATAATCAGGAACATATGAAAATTTATTAATATTAGGATCACCAAAATTAACACATTTTCCATTAGAATAAATATTACAATCAAAAGAAGATTCTTTAATTGCCTCAGTTAATTGATTTGTTAATCCTGCTTTTATCTCAGATATTTCAAATAAATATTGATCACTTGTTAAAGGTACTTTTGGTACAGCTTTACTTAAATCTTTTCTTTTTAACTCAATTGCTTCATCAGACTTTAATTGTTCCTCCGAAAAAATCATTAAATACACAAATACTTCAACAGTTTGTAGGGATTGTGGTAAATCTTTGTGACTACAAATACGTCTAGCACGACCAATTACTTGCTCAGAGCGTACTGGATGCCAATAAGGATCCATTAGATGAACATATCTAGTATTTCTTAAATTAATACCCTCAGAACCAGAAGATGTGATCATAAATACTTTTATAACTTCACCCATATTATTATTTCTGTATTTTTGCCTCAATGCATTACCGATACTGTCTGGAATATCATCCCATTCTCCATTATATATTTTTCTTACGATTTCTTTCTCTTCAACAGTTTCAGTACCTGTATATAAAGCATATGTTGGTTTACCAAGATTTTCTTCAGGAATATCTATTTCCCATAAACCAAGTGAATTTTTTTTAATTTTAAATTGTGTAAATCCATTTTTATTTAAGACAAGAGTAAATATTCCAATTCCTTCAGCTGTTCTAAATTGACTATAAACAAGATGAAGACCTTGATAATCTGGATCTTGAATATTTTCAAGTATATTTAAAAATTTAGGACTATATTTTTGTAGTTCTTCTGGTGTAAAATAATCATTTGAATGTTGTTCCATTTCTTTAATTTTTGCTTGTAATCTTTCCATATAAGTAGTACCTCCCAATTTATCTAAAATTTCATCTCCTTCAATTTCACCTTCCGTATCATCACCTATATCTTGTTTTAACTCTTCTTTTTTACCTTGTTTAAGTGCTGCCAATATTCCAGATTCTTCTTCTTGTTTTGCTTCTTCTTCCTTTCCTTCTTCTTTCTTTTTAGCTTTAATTGGAATAGGACGATCGGGTATAACAAAGTTACATGCTAAACGAGAAAAAATACGATATGTAGATGCTTTATCTTCATAATCCTCCGCAACAGCATTCTTTGGTTTTTTTGTTTCAAGTTTTCTCTCTTCTTTACGTGCTGCTTCATAAATTTTGAATTGAAAATCACTCATAGGAATTCTCACAACATGATAATCAACACCTAATTGTTTATTAAATCTAGGAAGTAAACTTTCTTGAGCACTTCTAAAATATGAAGATAATCCCAAAATTCTTCTTTTTAAAGCATCACTATTTTTTAATTTCCTATCTGTTTCATTAACATATCTTGCTACAAATTCATCAAAATTATCAGGTAAAGCTTTACGATATTTTATTTCAATGCCATCAGCTACTATATCAATATCGTTTCTTCTTAAAATACTAATAATTTTTCGCTCAAAATCATCATCACTAGTAAATTCAGTATCAAACTCAGTTTCACCACTTTCATTTTTCTTTGTATTAGAAACACCCTGATATCCAGAGTCTTTTTTAATTTTATTTTTAAAGCCAAATGGATTTCTTGTAATTGTTAATATTTTACTTGATGGTGAATAATCAAGATAATCTAATGATTTCTCTCCAAGTAACATTTCATTAAGTGATTGTCTATCAATTTTTTTGTTCGTTTGTACAACTAACGGTATTCTCCAAGTTTTAATATATCCCCTTAAAATATTGAAAAGAATTCCAAATTCATTAGGATAATTTATAATAGGAGTACCTGAAAGTAATATTATTCTTGCATTTTTAGCACTTAAAAGCATTTCATATAATTTTGTAGCCAAATTAAGCGGTAAATGTTCCTTTTCTCCACGTTTTGTTTCGGGAATAGCTTTTTCTCTCTTTAATTTATTAACAATTCTACTTATAAAATTATGTGCTTCATCAATAATTACAACTGTATTGTCAAATATATTTTTTGTATAATTTTTTGTCATTTCTTCTAAACGTTTTTCTCTCAAACCATTATAATTTATAAATTGATATTTTTGTTTTATCATTTCATTCAATTGTTCTTCAAGAACAAGTTTATTAGTATCACTTAAATTATCATAATTTGAACTTTTTTTAATATTAATAAAAAATGCTCCGCCATGTCTTCTAATGTATTCTTGAGGTAAATTTAAAACAGCAGAAATTGTTTTAATCGATTCGGGATATTGATCTATTGATATCCATTCCCAAAATTGATTCTTTTTATATAATAAATCACCACACTTTTTAAGTTCTCCAATATAATTTGCTCTTAATGAAGCTGGTGTCATAATTATAATATTTTTTGAATCCTTCATACCTTCGGCAATAGCAATACTAGTACAAGTCTTTCCTGAACCTAACCCATGATATAATAGCAAACCTCTATATGGAGTATAAAGATTCATATAATCTCTTACAATCTTTTGGTGAGTTAATAGAGAGAAATCTGATGAAGTTTTACCAATTGTATCGCAAGAAATATTTTCTGTATTGGATTCTAATTCTCTTTTATATGGTTCAAATAAAGAAGTGATAAAATTAACAAAAATCTCTCTATTGTTCATAATATAGCTAGCAACTTTTATATTAACTGGAGTTGATTTTTTAGGTAAGCGTCTAGTAATATCAGTATCACCCATTTCAACAACTATTTCAGGTCCAAGAACAGCTATTCCTTTTTCAGGTTTTTCAGTTTTTCTTTTCTTTTTTTCTGGAACTTGTATTTGTATAACTTCTGTTTGCTCATTAGGTTTTGCTTCTGTTTCTCTCTTCTTTTTTGGTTTCATAACAAATTCTTCTGGTGATTCTTCAGCAGGTGGTTCTCTAATCGAAGGTTGCTCGGCTTTTACTTTTTCTTCTTCTTCATCTTCTTCCTCTATAATAAGCGGTTTTAAAACATCTATTTTTTTTGGTTTTTTAATCAATTTAGTTTTAGCTATTTGAATAGGTTCAGGTTCAACAAATTTTTGTTCAATAACAGTTGATGGTTTAATAGTAACGATAGTTTTTTTACTTTCGGCTAATTTTTTTAAAAGTGCAATTCTATCATAACCTTGTTCTGTTTTATCAATTATAATTGGTCGTCCTTCTTTAGTTGGTTTAGGTTGTTGTATGTCTTCTTCAGGTTGATATATTTTTTCTTCAACATCAATATCGACAGGTAATATACCTTCTAATTTTTGAATTTCAGACACTTGTTCACTTAAATCTAATATACCTTGTTCAATTTGTTCGCCAATTGTTTTTTCAAGTTTTTTTTTAATAGGACCTCTTGGTTTTGTAGGTTTTTTCTCTCCTTTTATTATAACAGCAACCCTTTCCCTTTCTTGTACAGTAGGTTTTATCATTAATTTTTGTTTTAATTGCTCTAAATGATTCATTACTTATATAATTTACATATATAAATTTTTAAAATTTTACAAATGAAATGAAAAGTATTCAAACCAAATCCCTTAAGAGAAACCGAATGTGGTCTTTCTCATATACCTTAAATGTTAAAAGCAGGTCGTTAGTTTGTACTACGTAATACCCTTCAGGAAGTGACTTTGGACAATTGAAATCTTGAACAATAAATTAAAATATATTATTATTATAAATGGATATTCTTTATAATAATAAACCAATAATTAATAGTGAATTTTTAAAAGTAAATGAAACACAAATAAAGCCAGAAATAAAAATAAATAAAGATAAAAATAAAATATATTTGCTAATAATGTATGATCCAGATGCTGTTGGTGGTACTCATATTCATTGGATATTATCGAATATAATAAATAATGACGCTAATAATGGTTTAGATTTAATAACATATAAGGGACCAGCACCTCCACCAAATTCAGGTAAACATCATTATATATTTGAATTATACGAACAAAAATTATCTAATCAAGAACTGCCACAGTTAGAAGATAGAATAATACCAATAGAATTTTTAAGAAATAAACTAAAAGTAGACAAACCATTAAATAAAATACAATTTATAAGTCAAAATGATATTGGTGGAAAAAAAAAGAGAAAAACAAAGAGAAAAAAATCTAAACACATAATACATAAAAATAAAAAAACAAATAGAAAACACCAAAAGTAATTACATTTTTATTAATGAAGGACATAATCGTATCATTCCAACTACCGTAACAACCAGTAAAATATAATAACTAAATCTTGCAGTTGTCTCTCTAGTTATATCAGGAATAAAATTTTGTAACAATACTTTTGAAAAATATTCATCATTTAAATCTTCTTGAATATGGGTAAGAGGACAACCTTTAAATATAATCCATATTGTAGCTAATAATAAAGGCATAAATACACCATATTTTAAGTATTTTAAACTCCAAAATGGAATACTTAAAAAAAATATTATAAATGATAAATGTAATATAAATATTTTATCCATATATATATTATATTTTATTTTCTTCATTTAATTGATTTAATTGATTTAAAGCAATTTCAACTCCAGCAGTTTTATCTTCCAAATACCTATAATCAAAATCACGAAATATATCTTCATAAGAATCACAGCCATGATAGTTGTATATCATTTTAAAAACTTCATCTTCTTTTTTACAAAATATAAAATATATTTCTAATAATTTTTGAATTTCTTTTTGTTTAAAATTTTTGAAATTAAATTCTTTATTTTCTAATTTAGATAATAGTTCATCAGTATTCATTAAATATATAAATATATTTAATCTTTAAATAGTTTATTCTTTTTCAAAATTTTCAATTGCTTTAATAGCTTCATTACATGCTGTTTGTTCAGCTTTACGTTTTATTTTATGTTGACCTTCTCCCATATAAATGAGAACCTTTGAATTCTCAGCAATAAAATCATGAATAGACTTAAAATTTTTAAAAAATGAAATATCGACAGAGTCAGCATGTGTTAAATGATAAATTTGTTGACCTAAACATAAATAGACGCCCATTTTATAACCAAGTTCAGTATCATGTTCAATTTCTAAATAATGTGGTGTAACTTTAAATTCTTTTTGAATCTTAACTTGTAAAATATTTTTATAATTATCATCATTTTGAATAAGAGCAACCCAATCAATATGTGTTTCAAAAATACGATTAATAAATTTTTTAGCCATTTTAAAGCCAGGACTTTCATCATCTATAGAATCATCAGCCTGTGGATTATGAGTCTCAAAATTTAAAAATAATGCCCCAATAAACGACTCAAATAAGCAGCCAAGTTTTTTAAGATTAGTTCTAATTTTCTTTTCTTCAGCGTGTTTAGAGAGAATTAACCATTTATGCAGTCCCATTTCTAAAGCAATTTTACCGATAGCTTCATTTTTAACAATAGCAATTTTCTTTTCTGTCATAAAACCTTCATTCTCTTTAGGAAATCTTTTATAAAGATATAATTTTGTTACACATTCCAAAATACCATCACCTAAAAATTCTAAACGTTCATTTGATTTAGAGCTGAGAGGCATACAATCTGGAGGCCGTTCAACAATAGTTATATTTTGTTCGGCATTTTCATATTGAGGTCGTTTAGTATAAGAGCGATGAACAAAAGCACGTTGATATAGTTCTAATTTACGAACAATAGGAGGTAGGCTATATTTAGAAAGAATAGATTGTACTTCGCACAATGTAATCTTTACATTTAGAGGATTATATGGATTAAATACTAATCCTTCATCAGTTTTAATAAGATCGTCGTCGTGAGCTACTTTAATTTCTGTCATTTAAATTATATCTTTAGATGACTTTAAATTGTTTTATAAATTATTTTACTTTAACTTATATTTCCACTATATTTAAAATATTTAGAGTAATTTTAGTATTTAAAAAAATAAAATATTAGCGTAATTTATAAAATGGTCTATATGTCCGGAAGTAAAATGGCCCGTAATCAGGCATCTATTGTAAATTTACAGAATACATGTGGTGGTCCAAAGAAAGCTGGTATTGCCCCACGTGTAGGTTGGTATTTAACAAATAATACTATGTTGATTGGAGCACCTCAAACTTTACCAAGATTCTGTGTTCCTAACAGAACTATTCAAACACAAAAATACGGATACCGTGCTACTATTGGAGGAAATATGGGTTAAGCATAAAGATGATTTTACATATTTGTTACCAAGTTTAGCAAAAATTTTAGTGTTATTATTAATTTATTATTTTACGCTTAAAATGATTTAATAAGATATTATTAAATAATTTAATACTTATGATAGTTAAGGTAGATGTTAGGGAAACCGCTCTAATTCAACAAATGCAAATGCAGATTTCATTTATTCCAGTTTTTAAAAATATTCAACTTATTACTGAAACTTTGCCAATTGGAGACATTATCATTTGTGATGGAACTGAAGAAAAATTAATTATAGAGAGAAAATCTGTTAATGATTTACTATCAAGTATTAAAGATGGGCGTTATGAAGAACAATCATATAGATTAAATGGATTAAACCATCATAACCATAATATAATTTATCTTATTGAAGGTGATATAAATAAAATTAATCGTTTTAAATCAGATACAGCTGTGGAAAAACTAACACTTTATTCAGCAATGTTCTCTCTAAATTACTACAAAGGATTTTCTGTATTTAGAAGTTTTAATATAGAAGAGACAGCAAATATTATTTGTAATATGGCTTATAAAATGAGTAAGGATTTATCTAAAAAACCTTATTATTCAAATAAAATTTCAGTTGAAATACCAATAAATGAATCAGTTGAAACAGCACTAGTTATACAATCAAGTGATACAGATGATGTTCATCCATCATATATGGCTGATAAAGATTATGTTGGTGTAGTTAAAAAGATAAAAAAAGATAATATAACTCCAGATAATATTGGAGAGATTATGTTATGTCAAATCCCTGGGATTAGTTCAGTAACGGCTCTCGCTATAATGGAAAAATATAAATCAATACCAAACCTCATTAAAGAAATAGAAATTAATAATGAATCAATGAAAGATTTATCATACACAAATACAAAAGGACAAGTAAGAAAAATAAATAAAACTTGTATAGCAAATATTGTAAAATTTTTATTAAAAAAATAAAATTGATATTGAATTAATATTATATTCCTTATTACATGAAATATAATGTTAAGAAGTAATCAACTTTTAGCTATAAACACATCAATTTCAAATGATTTTGAATCAGGTATTCATTTTCACGCAACCGGAACAGGAAAATCATGGATTGCTATGAATTTGGTTGCTGAATATAATAATAAATATAAAAATAACAATATATTATGGATTTGTGAAAAAAAAAATATATTAATTGAACAATTTGAACATAAAAATATAAAAGATAGAAATTTTAATCATATATTAAAGCGATTTAATGTATTAAATTTCTCAGAAAATAAATCATCAACATGGTTTACTAGTGTAAATACAGCTAAATTCTGGGGAAGACCTGTTTTATTGATAATTAATCGTGCATTTTTATCTTCAAATAATAATTTTAATAAAATTAAACTAAAATTTGACCTTATTATTCATGATGAATGTCATACAATAAATAAATCAACACAAATATTTTATGAATTTATAAGAAATCAAAATGAATTAATAAAATGTATTGGTTTCACAGCAACACCAAATTTAGATTTCAATCCATATGATAAAATATTAAGCTCATATTCCATTTATGATGCATTTATTGATAATGTAATAGTTCAGCCAAAAATAAAGTGGTTTACGTATAATGATGTATTAGAATATAATGAAATTGTTCAAATTATTCAAAAAATTGTTAATTCAAATGATATATATTATAAAAAAATTATAATTTGGTGTGGAATGATTGATCTAAGTATAGATATGGCAAATTTATGGTCAAATTATTTTAAAGATTATTTAATATGTATAGATACAAGTAGAGTAATAAATGAATTTAGTGGTTATAAAGAATTTTGTGAAGTAGAATCAAAGGCATTATTATTTTGTGCCAATAAACATCGTGAAGGTTCCGATATTAAAAATTTGGATTGTTGTGTATTTTTAGATAAGGTTGAAAATAGAAGTCCAAAATTATTTATACAAAGTATTGGTCGTGTATTAAGATATGATAAAAATAGATTAAAAAATTATGGTTTAATAATTGATATTAGAGCTAAAAACTCTTACACTATATGTAATAATATAAATAATTACTTACTTTTAAAAGAAGATATATTTCCTTGGAATTACAATTATGAAACAATAAATTTTAATGATAAATTAATAAAAATTAATACACTTGATATGATTAAATATAGAATACCAAATTCTTTAAGTGAATTTAAAGATACAGAAAAAACTTGTTTTAATGAGCGAGAGTATAGTATAAATGATATAACTAATATGTTTATAAGAACAATACCAAATGATGAAATATATAAATTAAGATTAGATTATGAATTAAAGCTCTTATCTGAAAAAAATTTAATATGTTATTTAATACAAGCCCTTGAAATATTAGAAATTACAAAGAAATTACCACATATTACAAGAGGTTCTTGTGGTTCTTCACTTGTATGTTATTTATTGGGAATAAGTCATATAGACCCAGTAAAAAATAATATAAAATTTGCTAGATTTTTAAATGAGTATAGAAATAACTTACCTGATATAGATTTAGATTTTCCACATAATTTAAGGGATGAAGTTTTCTTGAAAATACAATTAAAATGGCCTGGAAAAGTTGCTCGAATAAGTAATCACGTACATTATCATGAAAAATCAGCATTAAGACAAGCTATTAGAAACGCTGGAATAAGGAAATTCATAAGTAAATATGATATACAAAAGGAAATAAATAAAATGAATGAAACCGATAAAAAATTTATAAATGATGAGAAAAAGAGGTTAGAAAATACATTTCGTTGTTATTCTTTACATTGTGGTGGAATCGTTTACTTTTCACAAGGAATTCCCGATAATTTATTATTGGATTCAAATAAAAAAACAAATACTCTACAACAAATTATTTTAAATAAAGTTGATATAGCAAAAGATAAAAATTTTAAAATAGATATTTTATCTAGTCGTGCTTTATCTCAATGTTATGAAATAAATAATTATGATATAATAAATTTTGAAGAATTTATATATGACGAAAAAACATTTAATATGCTTCATAAAGGAGATAATATTGGTATCATTTTAGGTGAATCTCCACTAATGAAAAAAGCTTTTATAAAAATAAAACCAAAAAATATTCATGAATTAGCAATTTGTCTATCTATAATAAGACCAGCAGCAAAAGAAGCAAGAAATGTAGAATCAAATTCATCAAATTCCTTAAGGGATTCTATTGACGAATTGAATGATAATATTATATTTGACGATGATGCTATAGACATGATTGCTCGTGATTTTAAATTGAGTGATGCAGATGCTGATAAATATAGAAGAGGTTTTGCGAAAGGTTCAAAAGAAATTATTGAAGAATTTAGACAGTTAATAAATAATTTGCCGAGGGAAAAACAAAAGGAAATAATGCGAAAATTTTCAAATTTATCAAGATATGGTTTTTGTAAAGCACATGCATTCTCTTATGCTCAATTGGTATATAAATTAGCATATATGAAGGCTAATATGCCTTATGAATTTTGGAAATCAACACTTAATAATTGTGAATCATCTTATAAAAAATGGGTTCATTTATATGAAGCAAAATTAGCAGGGGTTGATATAGCAACTCTAAAAATCAAAAAAAATGATATATCCATATATGCTTCAAATAGAAGAAAAAAAATTGAAGGATTAACTCCGCAACAACAACTTCAAAAATATGGGTACTGGAATATGAATAATAATTCAATTGATTTCTTTCCAAATTGTTTCTTAAAAATAGATAAAGATAATTATGAATTTAATGGTATTATAGCATCTCATAGATTTAAAGCTTATAAAAATGAAAAAAAAATGATGTTATATATTGGTGTTCAACCAAAAAAATATATACAAGTGAATATCTCTAATGTTAAGTTTTTCAATAATAATTTTATTGGAATTATAGGTAAGGGAAAACCACTGAATGATTTAGATAGAGAATGTGATATTATTCAGTGCGATGAGTATAAATTTTACTGAAAATAAATATTACATTATAATATATGAAGGAAATATATAATTTATTTTTATTTATAGCAATTTGTTTTGTAATATATTTAGTATTTAGTAATTTTAATTATAATCAAATGCTTATTGAAGGTATGACAGATGCATCTGGTAATTCAATTTCAACTTCATCACCTCAAAATGGTATTGCTGGAAATGCCGCATCATATGCTGCTTCATTAAAAGCTGCTGTCATAAAATCTCAAGACACTTTTTTAATAAGTAAATATCGTAAAGATTATGAAACAGCAATTTTAAACTTAGATGATTTAATTAATAATTTAATGTTAAAAACCGCTCTAAGTGTGAATCAACAAAAACCAGTTGAAGCTATAGAAAATTTAGCAAAAATGCAACAAGCTAAGGTTGCTTTAAATTCTGTTATGAAATTTGTTGATAGTCAATAAATCATTTATTATATAAAATAAATTATTTATTTATGGTACATAAATTTGAACTTCATTTTGGCTGTAATATCCTCTATCAACTAATGATTGTGTATAATCTGGACCACCCCAATTAGGATCCATTGGGTCAGGACTTATAGGAGCTTGTTCTTGTTTCACATTCATCATATCTAAAGGAGTTGTCGTTCCAATATAATAGTCTGTTTGATCATAAGCAGGATATCCACCTTTATTATATGGAGGATCGTTTCTTGTAGCATCAACTAAAAGTGTTGGGTTTGGATAAGCTAAACTATTTGGATATCCTAATGATGATTCAGGTATAGGTAGCACTTGTGAAGCTATTCCAACTGGAGCAGCAGTAGATGGTGGTAATCCTGCCTGTGGTTCTGATACGCTTGGTCTAACTTTATATACAGGTTTACCTTGTGCATCATAAGTTGATTGTAAATATAAAACAGGACATCTAATTCCTTGACTTCTTTGCCAATCTAAAAACTCTGTATAATCTTCTAAATTATCAAACTCTATAGGATTAACTCCAGGAACTTGTGCTAACTTTGAATTATATAAATAAAATCTAGAACCCTTTTGTATAAGTAAATTTGGACATCTTGGCTTGTAGTTTTCATTTGTAAATCCCTCGGCATATTTAGGGTCAGTACATCTTGCGTAAAAATATAAACCTATCATAAATACAATAATTGCCAATAGCATAGTAAGTGTCATTATATATTTAATATGATATTATTTTCTATATATTTTATATAATGGTTTATCTTCAAATAAATAAAAAAAATTACAATTCTGGTAATCCAAATTTAATTGAAAAATTAAATAATCATTTGACACATAAACATGATAAAATTTTTATTTTTTATTTTATGGAAGGTTGCGGTCCTTGTAATGCTACACGTCCAGAATGGTCTAAAATTAAAAATGTTCTAAAAAATGATTTTTTAAAAAGAGATGATATTGTTATTGTATCAATTGATAAAGATTTGGCAGGAAAATTAAAAAATATAGGAAATGAACCCAATAGTTTTCCAACTATTAAATTTATTACAAAAGAAGGTAAAATTAATGAAAATTATGAAGACTCTAATATTTCAAAAAAAGATAGAACAATTGATTCATTTATTGAATGGATTAAATTAAAAACAGGAGAGAATAATATTACAAAGTCATCTATTATGAATAATAAAACAAATAAAAAATATTTAAAACATGGTGGAACAAGAAAAAAATATGGAGGAAAATGGTCACTTAAATATAAACGCAGTATTAATTGCCAAAGACCAAAGGGTTTCTCTCAAAGACAATATTGCAGATATGGTCGAAACAAATAATAGTTTTATAATATATGATACAATATATTATAGAATTAATCCTTGGATTATTAGCTGGATTATTTTCCGGGATTACTGGTATTTTACCTATAGGACTATTATTGATTATTTTTGATTATTTACATATAGGTAATTACAAAAGTAATTTAGGTGCTATAGCATTGTTAAATTTATTTCCTATTTCAGCTGGGTCATTTTGGGAGTTTTATAAAGCAGATAAAGTAAATTATTCAATGGGTTTTATTTTACTATTATCAATAATTATAGGCGGATTTTTAGGTTCAAAATTAGTTGTAAATGATAAAATAACTTTAAGTAAAAAAACTATAAAATATATAACATCTGTACTTGGTTTTACTATTGGTATAACATTTTTACTATCAGCACAATATGAGATAAATTAACATTTAAAATTATCTTTTGAGTAACCTATAACAGCACATGCAATACGCTTTCCAGCATTTCCGGTTTTTAAACTTTCAGTATTTCCCCCTTGTCCACAATCATCTTCATCATTATGAATTATCAATCCTCTACCTAATATATTACTTTTTGTTCCCCTAAGTTTAATAACATCATCAAAAAATATATATTTTGCTTCTCCTTTTGAGTTAGTCTCAATATTTCCTAGATCACCAACATGTCTTTCTTTCATTCCTGGACATCCATGTGTTTTCCCATAAGGATTAAAATGAGCACACATGCTTGTACATTTATCAGTTAAATCGCCTGCTTCATGTACATGAAAACCATGTAAAGAATTTGGTTTTAGTCCTGCTAAATTTAATTCTATTCTTATAGTTCCATTATTATCTTCAATAAATTTAACATTACCATAAATATCACCAATAAATACAGCTATAGCTGAAATAGGTTTATATGCCATTTTATAATATATGAATAATAATATAAATGCAATAATTACTAAAATTAATAATAATAAAATTAAATTGGATTTATTCATATATTATATTTTGAATTTAAAATTATATCTATCATTTCCTAATGGATTAAGTTTAGTTCTTTCACCTAAGAATTTAAAATAATTGTTAGCAATTTCAAATTGTTTTGGTTTTATATCTTTTAAAAATTCTAATCTAACCTTCATTATCATTCCAACTTGCCAAATTCTTTTATGTGAATACTTTTTATTTTTATATAATCTCTCTAGTTTCTTAATTGTATTTTTAACATCATTTACTGTTGTATATTTTATATAAATAGTATCTTTTGGATTTTTATCAATATAAACATCAAATGATTTTTTAGGATTATTAGGATTATATAAAAATTGTTTTTTTGTTTTATTATTTGAATAATATTTTCTTCTAGTTTTCATATATTTTTTTATATAATAGAATCATATTATTTTCTTATAGATTTTGTTTTTGATTTTTGATTTTTATTTTTTTTTATAGATTTACCCGATTTTACATTATAATTATTTATTGGAATAATATATTGTAATGATGTTGGTGTATATTTTATATCAAGAAAATCAAAAATAAAATCTATAAAACAGCTTATCTTTTCTAACGTTAAATAATCAATACTACATGTTTCATTTACACTATCACAATTATTTTTTATAAAATTTGTTATTTCTTGAAAAACTTCTTGAATGCTATTTGATCCAGTTTTATTCGTAATGTTTAAAATAAAATTATATAATTTTTTAAACTCACCATAACTATTAATAATTTTATAACAAATAGGCATTATATCTTCTCTTCCTTTATAACGATTTAATTTAGATTGAATAAATTCAATAATTTTAACACTATCATCTATATTTTCAATATCTTGACGTATAATATATTTATTTTCTTGTATTTGTTCTTTATTTATTGGTGTATAAAATCCCATTTTATTATACCATGATTTACCTGTTGATAATATAGTTAAATAAGCAAGTTCAATTTCTACAAATTTTTCTTCACCATTAACAATAAACGTAAAAGGAATTGTTGAACCATCTGAGCTTATCATAAGAGAATAATAACCATTACTTTTAGCAAAATTTTTAAATGAATTTAACATATAGTTTCCATAACTTTTTATTGGAGCACATTTATATATCATATTTATTAGAATTGTAACACCATGCTGGGTATTAATTGTACGAAATGATACACAAGGTCTGTCTTCTTCATTATATTTATTCTTATCTAAATCTTCATCATTTTTAATAAAAACAAAATAATATTCAATTCCATAAGAAAATTTTTTCTTTATATCAAATTTATATTTTAAAGGTCTTTCATTTAAAATTTCAATT